TGTAAGCCATCATCAATGATAATGTCAAAACGGATACGAGGCCATTCTTTTTTAATTTGATCTCGTACAGCAATGTTAGTGCTATCAGCTTTAAGCCACTTAACACGTTCATGTTGTAACACATCGATGTCTTCTGGCTTCACTCGAGTAAAGACATCAATTCCGTAGATTGTAGCATTAGGAAAGAATTCAAGCCAAGCTCTAACACTATCACCTTTAAACACTCCTACTTCTAGAATGTTAATCGATTCATTACGAATGGTATCAAACTCTGGTTCATATACTGTATGGTAGTTGTGCTTTGCAGCTTTGTCACATCCATACTTATTAAATAATTCTTCAAGCATATTCTACGTTCCTCTTCGCGCCTGTATCAAAATCATAACCCCAATAATCAATATCCTTCTGATACCAATCAGCAATGATTTGTATTGTCTCTGGTGTATAAAGATCTTGGTAGGTGCCTTTATTTAGACCTGTTACATTTCGTGCATGGCTCATGCTAGCAAGGTTAAAGTATTTGCATAGATCATCATTAAGATGTTCAAAGCGTAGCATCTCACACTTATTGTTACCTTGCTCGTCAGAGACATGATCATATGCATTATACCAGCCTCTTACAGCTCTGTGCCACATATAATCTTCCTCACCCCATTTGTGACGTTCCTCAAGGAATGCCTCAAATGATGATACGTCAGCATACGATGGATCTACTTTCTTTTCAACCTCTATTACCTTCTTCGCAAAGAAATATCTACTAACAACTCTATCCCAAGGATTGCGAGCTATAGCAAATGCTCTATACTTAGCTGTAAATGTTGGATTGATGTCTCTCCAACGAGCGTGTTCAAAGCCTGGTTCATCACCATACTTTTCCATTGTATTCTTAACAGCGTGGGTGTATTGTTCACTCTTATGAATAGCAGGTACAGCAATAGCACACTTACCTTTTAACATAGGAGAATATCTGATTGTCATACCAGCATTCTTTGGAATGTGAATGAATAGTTTAGTTAACATGCTTCATCAACTCTTCTACATTCTCTCCACGCTCTGGTAGTTTATCTTTCAAGAAGAAATGGATGAAGTGAGCGTCTTTCAACATCTCCATATGCACTCCTGAATATAATGCGTTCCAATGATACGATAGATTGTTCACTTTCATCTTCTCGTCTTTAACCCACACGTTTAATAGAGTTTGATCTGTTGACCATTTCCATGCACCTTGTCCATCTACAAAAGGTTTAAACTTTGATTGAGTAAGAAACTCTTTAGGAGTCATACCTTTAAGATACTTGTTAATTGATTTGTTGAGAACCATCATACCCATATTATAGAAATCAGCACCTCCTGGGTGCTTCCAATCAAACAAGTGATTGATCCCTGCCATTCCATATTGCATTCGTGTGTAGTTTGCTATCTTACCTGTGTACTGAGGAGTACAAGGCATGTCTCGTTCTAGTACTCCAGCAAAATCACAATCGATGCCAGCAGCATCAAAAATACTTCGGTCACAAGTAGGCCGTATCCAAATATCAGCATCAACAATAGCAATTTGATCATACGTATCGAGGTAGCCGAAAGCATTTTCTTTCTCATAGATCGGAAGATACCCACCATGTTTTTCATAGGATTCTTTACTCCTGTTAGATGTGAATGGGTCAGGTTTAATCATTAGGATAGGTGTCTTCTGAACAATATAGTCAGCACCTATCTTATCAGCATATTCCTTTACGGATGCTGTACAGTGATCATACAGTGCGCTCTTTTTGCCTGTGTACACTTGGTAAATCAATTGTTTCATTTTCATAGCTTTCAATAATTATCTTTGCGATATCCAACGCTTCGTTGTATCGCTTGCGGAACCTATTATTCTTAGCTCCACTCTTCACGAAATGATATAGTGTATCTATATCACTATTATAGGTAGGTAAATCAAATGTACGTCTGAAGGATACAATCTGTTCATATTGAAACCTCAGAGATAATAGATCTGCAAGAGAACGGTACATTATTAGAAGTCTCCTTGTCCAAAGTTACCAACGTTTTCATTTTCAAGTTTAGTGGCAAAGTCATTAAACCCACCAACCAACTTACCGTCAACAAAGATTTGAGGAACAGTCTTAGCAGCTGGTGCTCGACCACGAAACTCAGATGTGTTCTCTTCACCATAGAACCGATCATCAAGTGCTTTGTATGTGTATTCCAACTCGTATTGTTCACACAACACTCTAGCTCTATCACACCACACACAGGTTTCTTTTCCAAAAATTTCTATATTCATGTTGTGATTCCTAACATCTCTTTTGTCATTATATAATCTCTCACAAAGTCTGACCTTACAATATCTTCCCATCCAAAGGTAATGACTTCAAATTTCTTTAACTGTTCCACGATAGTAAGGAACTTCATAATACCATCCTTCTCGTCTTTAAACTTGAAGTCTGATTGTAGATAGTCACCAGCAAATATAATTCGACAGTTCTTACCTACACGAGTGATAACAGAGTCCAACTCGTGGAAGTTCATGTTCTGCATCTCATCTACTAATATTACACAATTATCCAAAGTAAGTCCACGGATAAATGATGTTGATTGGAATTCAATCTTCTTTGCTGTAACAGCTCTATTATAACTATTGCCATCACCAAACAATTCGTTAGCAATGTTTTTATATGGAGAGAGGAATACATCCTCTTTCTCTTCTTTAGTACCAGGCAAGAAACCCATGTCTCTTGTAGGAACCATAGAGCGAACGATAACTAAACGCTCTTGTTCTGTTGTAGGATCTAGTACTTGTTCCAAGCCAAGATACATTCCCATGAATGTTTTACCTGTACCAGCTGATCCTGTTAGAACCAAATTATAATCATCATCCCAAGCCTGATATGTGACTTCTTGACCACGAGTGATTGGCTCATACTCTAACAAATCATCGAGACGAACTTGAAGAGATTGGTGGGATGTTTTATGTCGTTTTCTCATGCTATACCTTAATTGTGTTATCTTTGCCTGCGCCTGCTTTAATATTCTTCAAGTGATCTCTCCAATCACCAGAAGTCTTACTTAACGTGGAACCATGCTGTGAAGTAAACGGCAATGGTACAATCATTTGTTTTAGATGAGGATTCTCCTCAAGATATGTTTCTTTTTGTGTGTTGGTTGAGAAGAACTCGACATGTCGTTCGTCTGTATTCTTATCTTGAAATGTAAAATTTGGCATCATGTATCCCTATGTGAACTGCTGAACCCAATAAAGAGTCCAGCAGCTTTGTTTACCCTCCGATGTTAAAATTGACCATCAATCCGTGATTCTAGAAATTCTAGCTTCTTCGAGAGTTTCGAGACAAGATCGTTACGACCTTTATCAACTAGTTCGGTGATATATTCACGCAACTCTTGAGAATCTTTTTGAAGTACAGACATCTGAAAATCAGTCATACACATCTCCTTGTGTTATGTTAATTGTTTTATGTGGGGGGTTTAATTCGTATCAGTCCTGGAAAAGCCTCCTCTACTAGTTTCTTGGTGATGCCTTTTCCTAACTGCTTCTTGACTACCATCTTCAAGAGAAGTTCAGCATCTTTGGGATGGATTGATTCTATCAAACGGATGAATATCATCTCTCGTTTGAAAGCGGGGAATTTATCGCCTGGACCACCCTTAACTATATTATTGAATTTCTTAGTTTGCTTTAGAAGATTGGATGGGATGCCATTTTCATCTGCCGGCTCATAGGGCGGCTTACCATCTGGGAGATTCCACTCAACATAATCATCGTACGTTCCTAACAGAACGTCCTTTAACGCTTGGGTCTGATGCTTCTGAAGTATCTCTATCTTCTCTGCTTTTGTTTTAGCATTCGCAGCCATTTCAACGACCTCGAATACTTTTTTAGTTACATGATAACTCATTTTCAATTCCTAATGTAAACATTATTATCTATTCTACAGGTATATATCATCACTTTAACTTCAAGAGACAAATTCTGTGACACTTTCAATTAACATTCTACACCGTTTTTCAATCAAGTAGTTCATCACATTTTGTTTAGGAACTATGTATGAATCATAGCGTTCTACAATAGTCTTCTTAATAGCTTCTGGTGTGTAATCTAAATCAATTAGATTCTTGTTACGAAGATAGTTACGATACACTTCTTCACCCAATGACTTAGGATCCTCAATCAATTGATCTATTTTGTTCTGACGTAAGGGTGTCTGACGAATCTCATCAACAAAGCAATTGTCCGCACTTAGAACATTAGGTACACCATCTGATGTATCACCCTTGAGTACTAAGTTCCATATCTGTAGCCGAGGATTGTCTTCTTTGATAAACTTCTTTTGTACAGGGGAGTACTGAGCTACATTATCAAACTTCTGTAGTTGAGCAAAGTCCTTGTCACCAGAGATAATCATAATATTCTCATATTGACCAAACTCTTGAGTATAGCGAACCATCTCACCAATGATGTCATCAGCTTCACATTCATCTACCTCAACAACCTTCCAAGGGAAGTTCTCTTTAATCTCTTGCAGAACCATATTGGTGATACGGAACAATTCGTTCCAATCCATCTTAGAATCTTTACGAGCAGACTTACGTTTATGTTTGTATGCAGGAAAGTATTCTTTACGCCAGTTCTTACCACCATCACAGCAGATAACAACCTCGCCATATTTTTCTTTATGTTTCACACGATGCATACGAATAGAGTTAAGAATCATATGTCTTACCATATTCTCTTCTACATCCATTTTCATAGCAACCACATTGCTTATCGCAATAGCATTATAATCAATCAGAATCATCATTAGTCCTTATATGTTTTGCGTGAATCTTACACCCTATAAAAGCATTATAGTATTCATCACTAAGAAGCACGTCATATTCAAATTGTAACTTAGCTTCGTAGTAGGAGCATTCACCTTTCGTCTTACACAATCTTAGCACATCTCGCCGGTAGTTGTCAACACCTTTTTTCTCTATTAGCATTTTAACTGCGGTAGAAGAACCGTAATACTTTCTCCAGTCGCTTTCAGCACGCGTCTTAACGCGTCTCTTCCGTGTCTTTGTCTTGGGTAATGTCTTTGGCTTCCAGAAGAACTTCTTACCGATGTACTTCTTGCCTGTGTCAAGTTCTGTAATTAAATATACGAAGCCTTGATATTCTTCTGGTGTTTCATCAAACACCTCATCATTATAGTACCACATAAAATAGCCCCAAAAGGTTTATCATTCGGGGCTATTTATATCACTCTTCATCCAGTATGTTATAATCGCAAGGAGATCCACACATTGGACAAAACTGTGGTACCTCTTCTTGATCCATAACCATGACTTGCGTCTCGGTCATACAAGCATCGCACTCTGTCCAATATTCTTCTTCCATTTATCGATCTCCCAATCTATTAAGCTTCGCAGGCTGCACAGCCCTCTGTCATTACTTGCTTACGTGTTAGTGATTGAGCAGCTGACATAGAGAAACTATAGTAGAGACTCTTGATACCCAATCGCCATGCAGTTAAGTACAGAGCGTTGATTTCTTTTACAGGCGTATCAGGGTCTAACATAAGGTTAATACTCTGCGCCTGGTCTATATATGTCTGACGAGTTGCCGCCTGTGTAATAATAGCTTCTGGGTTGATCTCTGAGAAAGTCTTAAACACTTCTTTCTCTTCATCGGTGAGAACATCGAGCTTCTGTACAGAACCATCGTTGTTACGAATCTGATCCCACACTTCTGGTTTGTCTTGACCCTTCTCTTGTAGTAACTTCAACAAGAAAGGATTCTTGATTGTTACTTTCATCTTAGCAAGATCTTTAACATAGCAGTTAGAGAACTCAGGTTCAATAGATTGAGATACTTGACCTAAGATAAAGCTAGACGATTTAGTAGGAGCAATAGCCATTAATGTTGTATTACGACGACCATAACCTTTTAGTAGTTCTGGCTCACCAAACATACCTGCTAGCTCTGCTGACGCCGCGTACGTACGTGCTTTGAAGGTCTTAGCTATGTGTAAGTTCAATTTAGCTGCTTCCGTACCTTCGAAGGACATCATCTTAGATTGTAACAATGAATGCCATCCTAAGATACCTGCACCAAGAGCACGATGACGTACCGCAAATTTATGAGCTCGAGCAAAGTAAGGTTTACCAGCTGTCTTATTAATAAACTCTGTAACAACAGTATCAAGGAACATTACTAATGTCTCGATAGCATCTGTAGCTTCAATCTCATCCCACTTAGCAACATTGATAGAAGATAGAACACAAGTGAATGTTTCTTCTGGGCTAGATGGTAAAGCAATCTCTGAACACATATTAGATGCGTGAATCTTTAACTTGAGATCTTTGTATACATCTGGAGCACCATTATTAACATTGTCTGAGAACAGAATGTATGGAAAACCAATCTCACTTCTGCGTTGTAGAACTTTAGCCCATAACTTCCGAGCGTCTGGATCCCCAGCTGACATCTTTTTCAAGAATGCGTCTGATACAGTAATACCAGTTGTCAGTCCTTGAATAGGATGACCTTCTGTAGCAACGTCTAAGAACTCTTCTGCGTCTGGATGTTCAATAGGAAGATAAGGTGAAAAGAAACCACGACGAACAGAACCTTGTGATACCACAGAAGCCAGTTTGTCATACATCTCCATAAAGTGTACGGCACCAAATGATTCACCATTGTTAGTAATAGGAGCACCACGTCCACGAAGAGCACCAAAGAAACCAGATGTGCCTCCACCCGACTTCATTAACATACCATTCTCAGCATGTCCTTCTAGAATAGATTCCATATGATCGTCAATGAACGAACCAAAGCACGATACAGGTAAGCCACGATCGGTACCATAGTTAGACCACACAGGTGATGCTAATGAATAGAAGCCACGACTCATATAGTCATAGAACTTATCAGAGTATCCTTTGATCCCTAGATGTTTCTCTGCCGTATCTGCTATAATGCGTATACGGTCTTCTGCACTTTGTCCTGGAAGCAAATAGCCTCTACTCAGGAAGGTGCGTGATTGTTCATTTAACCAATCAAATGCCATTCGTTTCTCCTAAAATAAATCGTCAGATGTAAACGCTTTTGATTTCTTTGAATAAGCAGTCGATCGCTTAACGAAGAAGTCTACGTTCTTTGTACTTAATGTTTCTTCAATAAACCATTGTGTGTCTTCAATGGCCTTGGGATCTACAGTGTACAATGGTTTCTGTCCAATGGCAACAAGAGATTGATTGAAGCGTTGCTTTAAAAATTCTTTAACTGTTTCTTTAGGTAAGAAGTCTAAGTCTTCTTCTCCATAGATCCAATCGACGATTGAAGCTTCTGCTTTATATGCTTCACGTGCTAAAGAATTAATTGTTGATGTTGTATCTTTATCAAACCACTCTGGGTTTTCTGACTTAATAATGTTAACAAGATCAAATCCAAAACGTGCATGAACGTCTTCTTCTTTAGAAGTAGCTTCTACAGCATTGGAGATACCCTTCAGTACGTTCTTATGCTTGTTGAATGCCATCATGATAAGGAATTGTGAGAACAATGATACGTTCTCAATGAACATAGAGAACAGAACGATATTGTGAAAGTACTCTTTGTTATCTACAGGAGTAGCCATAGCACGTTCAAGATATTCTATACGTTTGTTAATAGCAGGCACTTCCATAATTTGTTCAAACCGTTCGTTCAAACCCATCATCTCAATCAGATTGGAATATGCATCTGCATGTCGTACTTCTGATTCACCAAATGTTACACCAACTGCTTGGATCTCTGGCTTTGGCATCTTGTCACCAATCTTAGCCCAGAAAGTCTTAACCTGTACTTCGATCTGTGAGATAGCAAGCATAGCTTTCTCTACAACAGATGCTTCGTGTGGTGTTAAGTTAACTTTCATATCCTGGATATCAGATGAGTAATTAAACTCTGTATGTACCCAATATGAGTGACGAATAGCATCTACGTACTCAAGTAACTGTGGGTATTCATATGGTTTAAGATTTACTCTCTTGCGAAAGACATCTGGTTTATTGTTTGCTCGGTATACAATATACTCTCGAGCCAGGTCATGTAGACCCATATCCATAACAACATCCTCAACAAGACAATGAACAACATCAACATCTATAACACGCTCTGAATCTTTGAGACGTGTTACTGCTTCTTCTGTTACTTCGTATGGGAGGTTCTTGCTTCGGATCTTAATTGATGCCATTGCTTTTTGAACAGCAGTGACAATTTTTTCTTCCGCGAATGGTTCGGTTGAACCATCGCGCTTGATGACGTATTCGATCATGCGCTTTTTCCGATGTTTTGATTTCAGTTGGTAGCATTATATAGGATTTCTCAAAAGTGGTAAACGCGGAAATCACAGTATTTTTAAAATTTATTTTATTTATTTTTTATGTGGGTTCACCCTCGAGTGTTATACAGATAGCTTGCTGGCTAGGTTTAAAGGTACCCCAACCATCTCCCACTTCTGCACTTAATACATCTCGAGCGTGGAAGCAATTGGCCATACTAATATGTTGATTAACCTTTTCCACGTAAGGGACACCTTCGTAAAAGTATATGAAAACAAGTACCCACATGTTAATTATCTTCAGTAACTGAGGGTTTGGGTTCTTCTAATGCTTCTTCATAGTAAGCAATAATAGCCTGTTGATCTTTGACATAGCGGCGTAGATCAGCAATACCGATAGCTAGATTCTCGTAACCTTTTGGTGTGATAGTAAATAGAACAACATTG